AGGATATTATGAAAATACTTGCTTTCAAACTAATTACCAACGAAGAAGTACTTGCCGAAGTTGAAACGGAATCCGAAACTGAATTTGTACTATGTAATCCAGTGGGTATTGCAGTTGTACGTGATAAAGATGGCCAACCAAACGTAGGTTTTGCACCATTCCCATTACACGCTGAACAGGTAACAGGTTCCACTATTGCCATTTCTAAGAAACATGTAGTATACTCTTACGTTCCGGCTGAAGATTTCACTAAGAACTACAATCAAATCTTTGGTGCCGGTATCATCCTTCCAGGTCAACAACAAATAATTACAGGTTAATGACAAGTTTCTATACAAATGTCCAGTCAGTTGCTGGACACATTCTCTATCGTGGTGTTCTGGATGGTAAAAGAGTTAAACAAAAGATTGAATACTCTCCATCCCTATACATTCAAGCCAACAAAAAAACTGAATATCGTTCATTAGATGGCGAGTTATTGCAACGCAAGTTGTTTGGTACCATCTATGAAGCCAAAGACTACTTGGATAAATTCAAAGACATTTCTAATGCCAGAATATTTGGCAACACACGTTGGGAATATGCCTATATTGCTGAACACCATCCTGACATGGTTGAGTGGGATCAAGATAAGATTCTTGTTGCAGTGATTGACATTGAGGTGGGTTCGGAGAATGGTTTCCCAGACCCCTACGATGCGAATGAACCAATCACAGCCATTGCTATCACCTATATCGGTAGTCCTCCTATCGTTCTAGGATGTGGCGACTATGTTGTTCAAGGTGATGAGACATATATCAAGTGCCGTGATGAATGGACTCTTTGTAAGAAGTTTATTGAAATCTGGTCACGTAAATGTCCAGATGTTATCACTGGCTGGAACACCAAGTTCTTTGATATTCCATATCTGATTAACCGATTCAATAAGATTCTTGGTGAAGATGATACCAAGAAATTATCTCCATGGAACTTCATTAAAAATCGTACAACTAACATCAACGGGCGTCAACTGATTGCATATGAAATTGTTGGTGTTGCTTCACTTGATTACATTGAACTATATAAATGGTATGCGCCGGGTGGTAAATCACAAGAGTCCTATCGTTTGGATAACATTGCACAAGTAGAACTTGGTGACGGTAAAATTTCATATGATGAATATGAAAACTTACACCAACTTTACAGACTGAACTACCAAAAGTTTATTGAATACAACATCAAAGACGTTGACTTGATCCTCCGTCTGGAAGATAAGTTGAAGTTGATTGAGTTGGCTTTGACTTTAGCATATGATACTAAATCAAACTATGAAGATGTATTTGCACAAACTCGTATGTGGGATTCTCTGACATATTCCTATCTGTTAAAGCAGAACATTATCGTACCACCAAAAGTTATCCAAGAAAAAGATGCGGCATTTGAAGGTGCATATGTTAAAGATGTACAAGCAGGTCTACATGATTATGTGGCCAGTTTTGACTTGAACAGTCTGTATCCACACTTGATGATGCAATACAACATTTCACCAGAAACATTGATTGAACCAGAAAACTATACCGAAGAAATGCGTAAGGTTATTTCTTCTGGTGTTACTGTTGACAAAATGTTAAACAAGTCTATTGATACCTCCGAACTTGAAGGTGTGACTATAACACCTAATGGCCAATTCTTCCGTACAGACATACAAGGTTTCTTACCTAAGATGATGGAAGAAATGTATGAAGATAGGAAGAAGTTTAAGAACCTAATGATTCAGGCCAAAAAAGAATATGAGGTTGAAAAAGATGAATCTAAAAAATATGAAATTGAAAAACGTATTGCCAGATACGACAACCTACAGTTGGCTAAAAAGGTATCACTTAACTCTGCTTATGGTGCTTTGGGCTCTCAATATTTCAGGTTTTATGATTTACGTATGGCCTTGGGTGTCACCACTGCTGGCCAATTAAGTATTCGTTGGATTGAAAACAAAATCAATGAGTACATGAACAAACTATTATCTACAGAAGAAATTGATTATGTTATCGCCTCGGACACAGACTCTATATATCTCAAGCTTGGTCCACTTGTTGATAAAGTGTATTCTAAAAAGACGGATGTTAATCAGCTTATCGCCTTCATGGACCGTGTCTGTGAAGATAAGATTCAACCGTACATTGACAAGAGTTATCAGGAGCTTGCTACGTATGTTCATGCGTATGCCCAAAAGATGCAAATGAAACGTGAGGGCTTGGCCAACAAAGGTATTTGGATTGCCAAGAAACGTTACATTCTAAACATCTATAACAACGAAGGTGTTCAGTATGCAGAACCTAAGATGAAAGTCATGGGTCTTGAGATGGTTAAATCATCCACGCCTGCTGCCATTCGTACCAAGATGAAAGAATCTATCAAGTTGATTATCAATGGTACAGAAGAAGATATCCACAAATTCATCGCTGACTTCAGGGAAGAATTCAAAAGAATGCCACCAGAAGAAATCTCCACACCCCGTGGTATGAATGGTTTGAAAACCTATACTGATGCAGTATCAATGTATAAAAAAGGTACACCAATTCATGTGAAAGGTGCCATTCTGTATAATCACCACTTGAAACAACTTGGTTTGACCAAGAAATACGAGTTGATTAAAGAAGGTGAGAAAATCAAATATACGTATTTGAAGATGCCAAATCCATTCAAAGAAACCGTTATTTCATATCCGTCTAGGTTACCAAAAGAGTTTGAGCTTGACAAGTATGTAGATTATGATTTACAATTTGACAAAACTTTCTTAGACCCAATTCGTGGCATTTTGGATTGCATTGGATGGAAAACTGAGAAAGGCAATTCACTTGAGGACTTCTTTTCATGATTTTTTTGACCTTTCTAACAGCCATTGGCCTATCAGGTGTGGCTGGTTATTATTCTGTTATTGGTTTGGCTGCAATATTTCCTGGTTCATTTTGGCCAGTTATTTTTATGGGTTCGGTACTTGAAGTGTCAAAGCTTGTAACTGTATCGTGGTTATATAATAACTGGAAAGAATGTCCTTTTTTAATTAAATCATATTTGTGTGCAGCAGTAACTATTCTGATGCTTATTACATCCATGGGTATTTTTGGTTTCTTATCAAAAGCACACCTTGAACATTCATCCGATAATGCACCACTTGTAAATAAGATTTCCATTTTAGATGAGAGGATTAAAATTGAAAAAGAAAAGGTGGATGCAAACCGCAAGATACTCAAACAATATGATGAGATTGTGGATCAAACGATGGGTCGCACAACAGACGAAAAAGGTACCGATAAAGCGCAAGCTATACGCCGTTCCCAACAGAAAGAGCGTAGTAGAATACTACAAGAGATTAACCAATCGCAGGCCAGCCTTGCCAAATACTCCGAGGAACGTGCGCCTCTATCTAATGAGCTTAAGAAAACAGAAGCGGATTTCGGGCCAATCAAATATATTGCCGCCTTACTCTACAATCAAACGGTTGATGTTGACCTCATTGACAAGGCGGTAAGGGTTGTAATTCTATTGATTATTGTGGTGTTTGATCCGTTGGCTATTCTATTGTTGATTGCTGCCAATATGTCAATGAGAAAACCCGAATCACTAAAACCGGTTGTCAAAGAAACAAAAATGGAAGATATAGACATTCCAGTTTTCGTTCCTAAAGACGATTCAATACATGTTGATAAAGATAATGTAACAAATATTGTTATAGATGAAGCTACAGGTGAAAGTATTCCACCAATTGGTGTGAATAAAAAACTCAAACCTAAGTATGATTACAGTGAACCATTTTCGTTTAAGGAAAACAAATGAGTATATTAGATAAAATTAAAAAGAATAGTAGTATCAAAGAATCTGCTATTCTATCAAAATCAAAATTCTTTACAAACAAAGATATGATTCCAACAGCAGTGCCAATTATTAATGTGGCACTTTCTGGTAAATTGGACGGAGGTCTAACACCAGGTCTTACTATGTGGGCAGGTCCATCCAAACACTTTAAGACAGCATTTTCATTATTGATGGCCAAATCTTATATGGACAAATATGAAGACGCAGCCCTTTTATTTTATGATTCTGAGTTTGGTACACCACAATCTTATTTTGATAGTTTCGGTATTGATACTAATCGTGTTTTACATACTCCCCTTACTGATATTGAACAACTTAAATTTGATATAATGGCACAGTTAGCAGACTTAAATCGTGGTGATAAATTAATTATTGTCATTGATTCAATCGGCAACTTGGCATCAAAGAAAGAAGTTGATGATGCATTAGAGGGTAAATCAGTGGCTGATATGTCCCGTGCCAAACAAGTTAAAAGTTTGTTTCGTATGGTAACACCACACCTGAACATCAAAGATATTCCAATGATTGTGGTCAATCACACATACAAAGAGATTGGTATGTTCCCAAAAGACATTGTTGGTGGTGGTACAGGTTCTTACTACTCTGCTGATAATATTTTTATCATTGGCCGTCAACAAGAAAAAGAAGGCACGGAAGTCATCGGTTACAATTTTATTATTAATGTGGAAAAGAGTAGATATGTTAAAGAAAAATCTAAGATACCTGTCAGCGTATCTTTTGATGGTGGTATTAGCAAGTGGTCTGGCCTACTTGACTTGGCACTTGAATCCAAACATGTGGTTAAACCATCAAACGGATGGTACAGTAAAGTAGATGTAGATGGTGTAATTGAAGATAAAAAATACCGAATCAAAGATACTGATACCAAAGAATTCTGGATGCCTATTCTGAATCAAAAATCATTCCGTGATTTTATTGAGGACAAATATCGTGTGGCATCTGGTAATATCATGCAAGGTGATATTGATGAAACATTTGATGTTGAAACTATGAATGGAACATAAGCATGATTGATTGTATGATTTTAGGTGATAGTATTGCTGTAGGTGTTCATCAATTTAAACCAGAATGTGTGTCTTATGCAAAAGGTGGATGGAACTCTTGGCAATGGAACAAAACTTATTTGAACCGAGATTTAACAGCATCAAATGTAATTATTAGTTTGGGAAGTAATGACCACAAAAATGTTCGCACATTATGGGAATTACAAAAACTTAGAGAAAAAATAAAAGCGGATAGGGTGTATTGGATATTACCGGCTATTAAACCTGATATTCAAGAAATGGTTAAACTTGTGGCAAAAGATTACAATGATACTGTATTACCAATAACCAGATTACAAGCAGACGGTATTCATCCTAGTTGGGAAGGATATAAAAAATTAGCAAAGGACACCAAATGATTGAAGGAATTGATTACTGCTACATCTATCCCAAGAATGATAAAACCTCCGTGCATATTAAATTCTTGGAAGGT